CGTATTTCTCGAGGGCCTGCAGCTGCTTTTTGCTCGGCGGCGCCATTTCCCAGCCGAATGCCGGCACATAGTTTGCCAGATCCTCAGCCTGGATAGACATTTCAAACTGCAGCGGGTCTACCAACGCACGCTTCCGTTTGCGCATTTCAGCAAGCTGTTTTGCCAGTGCTTCTTCCCGTTGTGCAATGATATCCGCGGACGCTTGGCGTTCGGCCGTCTCTAAATCCACCGGCGCGCCTGCTTCTTCGATTCGTTTGGTCATGGCTTTGGCCACTTCTTCGTTCTCAGCAATGAGGTGTGCAGGATGGCAAAGCTCATGGCGCTCTGTGTGCCAGAGGAAATCGAGTAGCAGCAGCTCCGTTTTCCCGGGGTGGAGTCGTGTTCCGCGGCCGACCATCTGCGCGTAGAGGCTACGAATCTTCGTCGGCCGCAGCACGACGATGCAATCCACGCTCGGGCAGTCCCAACCTTCCGTCAGGAGCATTGAATTGCATAGGACGTTGTATCTGCCGGCTTCGAAATCCGCCAGGATCTCGGCGCGGTCTTGCGATTCGCCATGGACTTCCGCGGCCCGGAATCCGACCTGATTCAGGATCCGCGCGAATTTCTGGCTGGTTTTGACCAGCGGCAGGAACACGACGATTTTCCGATCTCTGGCCACGTTCCACATTTCCACAGCGATCTGCTCAAGGTAGGGATCCAGAGCCGTTCCAATGTCCCCGGCCAGAAAATCACCGGACTGCACCCGAACAGCAGACAGGTCAAGCTTCAACGGGATGGTAAATGCCTTGATCGGACAGAGATACCCTTCCTTGATTGCCCGGGGCAGCGTGTATTCGTAGGCCAGCGATTCGAAATATGCGCCGAGGTTTCGCATGTCGCCGCGGTCCGGCGTCGCTGTAACGCCCAGAACGTTCGCGCCGTCGAAATACTGCAGCACGCGCTGGTAGCTATCTGCCAGGCAATGGTGCGCTTCGTCGATGATCACAAAATCAAAGTAATTGCGTGGGAATTGGTTGAGCCGTTTTTCACGCATTAGCGTCTGGACGCTGCCCACGACAACCCGATACCAGCTGCCGATTGCTGTTTGTTCCGCCTTTTCGACGGCGCATTTCAGCCCCGTCGCCTTCTCCAGCTTGTCCGCGGCCTGATCCAGCAGCTCGCCGCGGTGGGCGAGGACGAGTCCGCGCTCGCCCATCCGCACGCGATCTTCGATCACCTTTGAGAACACGATCGTTTTGCCGCAGCCGGTGGGAAGCACCAACAACGTGCGTTTGATTCCGTTTGCCCATTCGCGCTGGATCGCTTCCCGCGCCTCTTGCTGATATGGTCTCAGTTCCATGTCATCACCTTAGAATTGGCCTGGTGTGTAGCCACTGGCTTGCGGCACGCCAGGGAACGGCGTCTGATATTGCTGGTTTTGCTGTCCTGCGTGTTTCAAATACTCCTCATACGGATAAAACCGTTCGATCTGATTGTTCACCAGTTCACGGCCGTCTTTCGTGTATTTGTAGTGCCCGATCTTGCATCGGCCACGCGCACCGACAACTGCGTTCCAGTTCATCCGCAGCGGTTCGCCTTTCTTTTTCTGGCCGATCGCCGTGAAGAATGCCGACAGCAGCCCTTCCGTCTTTGTGTGCAGGAACAGATTATGGTACACGATGACATCGCCGTGTTCGGGTGAATGAATCGTGATTTCAAGCTTCGCCTGGTTGCACGGTGGAAGGTTCGCGCTTCCTTGGAAACGGGCGCGTTCGAACTTCGTTACTGTGAAGTTGTAGTCTCCCGGGGTAAGCAGGACATAAACCGGATCGCCGTCTTTCTCAATGGTGTCGTCCCAATTCAATTCGCGTTCGATTTGTTGCGACATACGTCATCACTCCTGTATGGATTAGTTAAAGGGAACTTCCTTGCGCATTTCTTCGATCATCGCGAAGACTTTGGGCCATGCCGCGACGAGCACGCCTTCGATGAAGCCGGGATCGTAGTTTGTGATTGGCGTGTCGGCCGGGTAGTATCCGCGTTTTGCCACGACATGTTGGATTTCCCATTCCGACACCTGGTGCCGGATCATAAGATCGCGCAGCGAGACCGGGATGTTCGGATTAACTTCGAACGGATCAGCATTCGCTGCGGCGGATTGTGCTGGCGCAGGTTCAGGGTCTGCAGCAGGAGGCATTGGTGCGGGAGCAGGCTCCGCGGCGGGTTGCGCCGGCGCTGGAGCAGCTGCAGGAACGGATTGTGCCGGCGGCGACGGCTGCGCGGGCGCAGCGGATACCGGCGAGCCAGAAAAGATGTGTGCGATATGCGCATAATCGAGCGGCAGCTCATCAGGCAAACCATGCCGGTTTTTCGCATCCCACGCCGGATGGTGGGTTGTGTACATGACCCTGGCCCCGCCTTGTGCCTTGTGTTTTCTGCCGCTATCATCCGTGGCAACGGAGTATGTCTTGTAGTTCAGGAACAGCACAAGATCCGCCCATTCTTTCACCAGCGCGGCGGTCCTGGATCCGGTTTTCGCACCGAGCTTGAGCTGGTACCGATCATAGGCGCCCATTTCGTCCGGCTGTTCGAACTTCACGATCTGCGCGTGTGCAGTCAGCACGACGTGGATACCTGCCTCAATGACGTCCGTGAGAAGATTTAGGAAGCGACCGAACTCTTCCGAAGCGTAAATGTACCCTCTTCCATACCCGAAGTCTTCGATGCCTTTTTTGTTATGCAGGGCACAAATGTGCTCGTTGCAAAGCATTTCCGCCCAGTCGATTGTGTCGATGACGAGCGTGCCAAAGCGCGACGGACCTTGTTGTTTGACCCACTGGACTTCCTGTTTGAGCATCTCCCAACTCGTCGGTTTCGGGAGACGTTGAACGTCCATTTCCGTCGTGGACCCTTCGGTATCGATGAAGACGGGGTTGGGAAATCGGGAGGCCAGCGTTGACTTCCCGATTCCTTCCGGACCGTAAAGCACTACTTTCTTCGCTTTTTGGATCTTGCCGCTGATCACTTCGAACATCAAAATTCACCTGCTTTCCATGTTGGAGTTTGTGGCGCCGTCCAAGTCGGCCCCGGGTCGATCTCCCCTTCCGGCTTCGGCTGCTGAATCGTGATGCCTTCTTGGCCGACAACGTATCCGTCCTCGATGATGATGCTGCATTCGTCTCCGGTGCTGACGCGTGTGGCGATGGCCTGCAGCCCTTCCTGCTCGAGCCATTGGCCGAACTCGCGCAACGTGTCCAGGTCCATCTGCTCCAGCTTGTCGATGAGCACGAAACCACATTGCGGTTTGAGCCGGCGAACGATTGCCGTGGCCACCTTGAGTTGGTCGGATCCGCTCATGTTGTCCCACTTCTGGCCGTTGTAGACCAGCTCACCGTCCTGCACCGACAGCCCCGGGAGCGGAAGGTTCGCGTTTGCCAGCAGATCAATTTTTTGCTTGCGTACAGCTTCGATTTCTGCGGTCAGCGCATCGTATTGACGAGCATATTCTCGAGCATCTTCCTCGGCTTTCTCTTTGTCCAAATTGGCACGAACTTTCCGGTTGATCTCATCGATTTCCGCAATGTTTCTCTCCAGCTCGGCAGTCGATTCGTCGATCAGATCCATGGCGTCCCTTTGCGCGATGGCCAGATCTTGCTGCAATTGGTTGTACTTTTCTTGTGCGGCATTGAGCATGGCCATGAGCCGAGCCACTTCTTTACCCGCCTGCTCGAATTCAGCCTGAATTTGCTGCACGCGCAGTCGTTTCCGCTGGTTCTCCGCGTTGCGGGCGAGGATTTCTTGCTGCTGACGGATGAGTTCCGATGCGGAAATCGGCTCCTTCGGTGCGTCCGGATAGTATGGCTGCTCCTTCGCGAATTTCGCTTTCTGATCGGCAATCTGGCCGATTGCGTGTCGTTTGTTGTATAATTCCTGTTCCTTACGCTCGAGCTCGGCCAGCTGGTCGCCGACGCCGATGATTCGAAGCAGGATGTTGGCTTTCTCTTTGTTGTTAGCGTTCATGAACTTCGGAAGGTTCAGGGCCAGTTCTTCGATGAAGCTGTCCAGCAGCTGCTGGCCGTGTTTCTGGCCGTTCGGGTCGATGACCTTCAATTCGCTGTTCTTGCCCTTCCGTTCGACGATGAGGCCGTTGGAGAGCACAACCCGAAGGTACGGAGGCGTGACGGATCCGTCCCGCTCCGGCTGGGAGGGGCGGAATTTGTTGCCGCCCAGCGCCCAGGCAATCGCGTCGAGAACGCTGGTTTTGCCCTGGTTATTCCGACCGCCGATGATGGTCAAGCCAGTCGGTGTGGGCTCGACCTTCACGGCTTTCACACGCTTCACGTTCTCAATCTCGAGTTTGTTAATCTTGATACTCAACCTTGTGTCACTCCTTTTGCCTTGATTTGCGTACGTTTGATGATGGATTCAACGATGGAAGTCATGCAAATCACTTGATAGCCTTTACCGGTGTCGATTTTGATCCAATCTCGAGCAATGCCCCAGGCGTCGATGACGATGCCGGTTTCTCCGGATTTCAACCTGACTGTATCGCCTTTCAGAACGATCATGGCGACACCTCTCTTTAGGCAGCAGATACACGGCGCCGATGATCTTACCGTTTTCATCGTGAAAAATTTCCCACGGAATGTCGTGAAACAGAGGGTCCATTGTTGCCCCTTTCGCCCTATTCGTGCTAGAATAGGGAAAACATCAAGTTTTTATTTAGCTGCCGCGGAAACGGCGGCTTTTCTTTTTTCCAGCCAGGCACGGATCTCGTCGAGCGAAATCTCCCACCGGTCGCCCCAGCTGGCTACGAACATCCGTTTGAATTCCTGATAGACGGCCGGGTCGTCTGTACCCAGCACGTCCCCGACAATGCTCCGTGCCAGATCCGCCGGGCCGCTGCCGCCGTAGCCCCATTCCATTCCGCTCGGGCTGTGGTGGACGAGGTGCGGAAGCGGCTCCTGCCGGCCATTCCGGATCCGCACCACCTTCACCGTGCCGTCCGGTCCGCGTGCGCCGGCGTAGCCGTCGGTGATGGTCGGGGTGATGATGATCGAGTCGTCGGCTTTACGCTGTTCCCGGGCCTGCTCGGCCGCCACCTTCCGTGCGCAAATCGGTCCGTAGGTGGCGTTCGGATCTTTCAGCCGGCGGCCGCAACGTGCGCATTTGTTGTCGCTCATTGCTCCTGTTCACCTCCTTTCAAATAATCACCAAATTCGCAGTTTCGACTGTAGCAAGCCGCCTGTGTGACATTTCTGCATAGTGCGGGTTGATCTCGATCCCGACGAACCGCCTCCTGTGCTTCAAAGCGACCACTCCTGTCGTGCTGAGACCGGCAAACGGATCGAGAACAATTCCGCCCTCAGGGCAGCCGGCGAGAATGCAAGGTTCGATCAACTTCGGCGGGAACTGAGCGAAGTGGGCTTCTTTGTTCGCCACCGTGGCAACTTGCCAGACATCGCGCCGATTTCGCATCGTCCTTGCCTCGCACCCCCTGCTGTTACCCCGTCGTCTCGACTGCGCTGATCCGAACGCTCCTAACGACCCAGCCACAGGTCGCTGGTTGGACTGGACGCACGGCTCCATGACTGCTTTCGAGTCGTAGTAGTACCGGCGGCTCTTTGAGAACAGGAAAATGTACTCGTGCGCCCGCGTTGGCCGGTCCTTCACACTCTCCGGCATCGGATTAGTCTTGTGCCAGATGATGTCGGATCGGAGGAACCAGCCGTCAGCCTGAAGAGCGAAGGCAACCCGCCACGGGATTCCGACCAGGTCTTTCGGTTTGAGCCCAGCCGGTATTTTCCGACGCTTGATTTTCCGCGCTCGCTTCGTGGCTTCCAGCGTCCCCGCGATGTGGATGTTATCTCCCATCGTACCGGGTGCGGTGGGAACGTATGTATCGCCCAGGTTCAGCCACAGCGTTCCGTCATCCCGCAGTACCCGGTGGACTTCCCGGAAGACTTCGACGAGCTGCTGCACATATTCGTCCGGGGTCTCTTCGAGCCCGATCTGCCCATCGACGCCGTAATCACGCAGGCCCCAATACGGCGGACTGGTAACGCAGCAGTGAATTGATTTGTCCGGAAGTTTTTTCAGTTCGGTCCTGCAATCGCCGGTGATGATCATCCAGCCACGTTCCCCCATTCCCCGAGTCGTACCAGCTCCACGTACCGGGCGAATGTGATACCATACCTGTCCCGGATCCGCAGCACCACAAACAGTCTGCCGAGCCGATCCACCGGGTCCTCGGGGTGGGCGTAGCCGTCGTCTTCGCGGCAGGGACGGGGTTGATTGGTCATGACCCGGTCGCCGCGGCGGATTTCAAGCGGAGGGTGGCCGACGCGGTGGATGATCATCTCGATCGGCTCCTCGCAAACATCGCCCTCTTCGGCAGCCGCCGCGCCACCTCAACCGGCGCGTGTCCTCGCCAGCCGCATCCCGGGCAGTGCACTTCGTACATGCCGCCATACCGCCCTTCCATGCAGCGCATCGGCCGGCCGTAAAGCGTGGTCAGGTATGCTTGGTCGTCGCACTTCGGGCATCTGTCGTCCTCGAGTATGTTCAGACGCCACGGTTCGAGCAACGCGATTTCCATGTACCGTCGGATGTCGTCCGGATAGGCGCGGGTCCAAGCCTCGACGTGCTTCCGGATCTTCTGCTCGCTCGTGCCGTTCCGGCGGAACCGGTCGATGGTAACGCGCATCGCGTCGAGGGTCGTTTGTTGCTGGGCTGTGAGCGTCACCAATCCGGTCTACCTCCCCTCCATCTCAATCGCCGGCCGCCAGCGCCACCCGTCGGCCTCGATCCGGCGGTGCATGGCCGCCTTGTAGCGCATCAACCGGTCGAACCGATATTTGTTGCGTTGATTCCGCGGCCGCCGGTCCGTCGCGTAGGCGGCGGCTTTCCGGCAGTAAAACTGGATGCGGCGGATGTGCTTGGTCATGGCGTCGTCCCCTCCTCCGGCGCTTCCATCCCCCGCGCCGGCCGGTACGACCGGGCCGTCGCGTCCGGCTCCCCGGTTCTCGCCCGATCCAACCTGGCGCGATACCGCTCATACATGCGGCGGGCCCAGCGGGCGAGGGGCTGGCGGTTCTGGAGCAGGGCTCGCTCCTCTAGGCCCAAGAAAAACAGGCAGATTGCGAGGAGTTGATTGGTGGTCACAGCATCGTCACCTCCAGAGCGTCGATTTGACGGCAGATGTCTTGCTCCCATTCGTGATCGCCCGCACAATGCGCCACGAAGGCGAGATTTTTCAGTTCATCCAGTCGCCGGA